GACCGTAGGGCACATAACGTTGTCCGAACGTGTCGTTACCTAAAAACTAGACTTGAATTCGTCCACCCTCGCAATTAAATCATCCAAATTTGGATGGTGTCGCAAGTCGCGGATGAATTGTCGTCGGTATTCAGGGTATAATGGGTCAGTAGTTTTCTTGTGCAAAAACCTGAAAAGGGTCTTTGCCCAAGATTCGGGAAATCCCTTGCTATTACCATCCCAATAGGTGGAACAGAAAGAGAACTTACCCTCGCTCATCAGATCGACACCTTTAACAGTGAAGCCTAGATCGCGATACTCATCCAATAAACCTTCAAGATAACGTTCTATAGCATCGTCCCCCATCTGACCACCTTCAGCGAATTCAGATCCAATTTCATGACCAAGGCGTAATTGGACAATAAAGGAGAGAATTAACCTCATGTGGGAGTTGGTGGATGACGTCAAGTACGATCCCGAGGGCAAGATGCCACCAACGACTTGGCTGAACATCTTTCCGGAGGGGAGTTGGAAAACCTTATATTTAATGCACAGGAAGCGAGCCTTTGCCAATTTATACCAAACAGGATTATCGTTTGCGAAGAAACGTCGATACTGTAAATCAGCATCAAGCAATTCTTCGAAAACAGACCAATCCCATTGGCTAACATCAGTAGAACAAACCGGGTATTCAGATTGAACCTTACAAAACCAGGAATAAAGGGCTTCTTGACCATCGTCATGAAGTCCCATTCCGGGCTTAAAAGGTATATCCTCATTCATTTCAATCTCAGCTTTGTTAAGCCGTGAAAAGAGAAATCTCTCGATGATGTTATCAACGAGGGAGACCCCAGAAATGATGCGAAACCTCGATTTGTCCAATTTCTCGCGCTTGTGAGGCTCGTCTTTAATGAATGTGTATATAGGATCACACATACCATTATTTACAAGATCTGAGCCTTGGGTAGGGAAACCGTATGAGTTATAATCAAGTAAAACAATCAACCGATCAATGATAAGATGAATTAAAGACAACCTGTCTTCACACCAAACTGACTTCTTATTACAATAGTAGTTAAGAGGTATGCCTGGGGTAGAGTCAGGGTCCGATTCATCAATACAATCATCGATATATCGTACTACATAGGGTAAAAGTTTGAAATCAGTAATGCCTTGAGTAAGTAGAGTTTGAGAGAGATGCAATTCCTCGCGGAATTGTGTCTCACTTATTGGCTGCCCATCTGTTTCAAAACAGGGAGGGAGGCCGATTCTAAATAGGATCTCGGGAGTTGCTTCGCGAGATGTTCTATGAGAGAATCTCTCAAAGCCTCTCGCGAGCTCCTGCCAAGCTTCTTCAATGGCCCTAACCATTGTTCCCGTACTTGGGATGCAACGGTCGATTTTAAACTGCGAACCGTGATAGCCCAACGACCTGAGTAATCCTGCTTCAGTTCTTTCTGGCCAGTCGAGATGACTGGTTTCTGGGAAGTACCTGTGCAGTTCTGCAACTGGTCGTGGCTTAGTGACTGTAATGGTGCGGTTTCCTTGCCCACAATATGAGAGAACACCGTTTGTTTGATCTGAGATCGCATCATCTTCGATGCGTTCCCAACGGTAGTTTCCAAGCTCTCTGAGTCGCTCAATTTTCCACGGGCGACTCTCCGTGGCTGGGGAAAATCCTGTCCGACGTTTTGTTTGGATTCTTTTCCAAAAGGAGGTTTAGAAAAGTCCATTTCCTCATCATCATCAGCCCAATCGCTGGTGATGAACTTGCGGTTACCAACGTCTGAAACAGAATATATTTCATTACGGTATTCAAACTTATCGTAACGTCTCGATGACTTGACTGCGGGTAGGGCTGATTGAGCCCAAACATCTGAATCATAATCCTCGTACGATTCTTTGCCCACACGTGTTTTAGAAACGTGGTGCAAGAGCCGGACTAGATCCGTGATCGCAGTTGCTTCATTAGCTATCTGACCATCAACGAGTTTCGAACCAGTGTGTATACCGATGACCTTACCATCTTTGTTAAAGACGGGGGCCCCAGACCACCCAGGGTATGTGGTAGCAAAATGATCGAACATGAACAATCTGTCAGAGACGACAGACATACCATTAGATTCGCTCCATTGATTACCGTCGTTAGTTCCTCTGATGAAGACTTGTGCATCTCTGGTATAATTAGCACTATTGAGTGCCTTACACCATTGATTAACAATATAGCTGTCGTTGTACAAGACCAGATCAGTGACCTCAGTACGTGCGACGGGCTTGTCAACAAATAAATAACTACGATTACCGAAATGCAAACGGGTATTAGCCGTGAACTTATCGGCCACATGTTTAACAGTAGCTATATAAATACGGCTACCGATCGCCACGCGAAAAGCACAACCAATGAAACGGCCATTGGCAGTGAAGTGCATGACTCCCTTGGGTGGGGTTTGCAGTTGGGTGACTTCTGAGTCGGATATAGCAGCCTCCTTGCCTACACGGGGGCGCATTTGCAATGCCCACAAAGCATCAATACTAACTTTCCTAAGAGTACCATCAATAGTCACAGTTATATAAGGAACACCGTTAGACGCAAAACAAAGGTCCTGTGCTTTAAACAAAGAATCCTCTGCTACGTCCGAGGTGACATATATGAGAGTGGCGATTTTTCCAACAAGATATGTGGCGATGGGGATGATAGTGTATGAAGCTATGAAGTACAAAACAGAACCAATCCAGTTGGTGACACAACTGACAATCGTTACAAATAAGCGATAAACCTTTGGAACCAACCAACAGGCCAAAAGAGTGATGCATAAAGCACCAAGCAATTGGCTAGTTGGAATAGCATCAAGCAAAACAACGCTCGTTTTAACGATATCAAAGACGCTTGTAAAATATTGAATTACA